AGAATTCGTTATTCTTTATCCTCAGTTTCGACATCTATAATATTATCCTTATCTAATAGCATTCTTTGTAGGTCTGTTGTGCTTCCAACAAATACGTTGTTATTAGTTATTTCTTTTCTAACATCATCTTCTGTTAATTCTTTCTTATTCTTTTGTAGCTTCATTAATTTATCAGTAATATCACCAATTGCTTTTAAATGATTAGATAAAACTTCAAATGCACGGGGATGTTCAGATTCTCTGGCCAATTCGGCTAATGAATCCATTGAATATGTGCCAACCTTTATAAGATCTTTTAAAGTTGCACGCGAAAATTCATAATCATCCTTTATATCTTTTTTATCGATATAATCTTGATTTGTTTTTTTATGTTTAGTAGGAAGGTTTTTGGCCAACCTATCGGAGATAGCTTGTTTTTTGTCCATAATATATTATTTATATTGTATTAATCATCAGATGTTGTGTATGAAGCGACAGTGGCTGTTGCTCCAGACGATGCACCTGTTAATGTTTCACCTATATTTAAGTATCCTGTAGGGACTGACATGGCAAGTATAGTATTTGGTACTGTCGGAGGATTAGCCGGAGTCCATATACTAACTTCACCGGTTGTTCCAGATACATTACCCGTTACGGTTTCCCCAATTGTAAATGTACCGCTGGGGCTAGTAACAATTGTAGTCCAGGATTCTGGTACACCTAAAGGATCGTAACTAGTTATTATGTTGTATTCACCACTTCCAGGAGAACCAGTTACTAACGTATCATCTCCTGTTGCGGTTGAAGGAACAACGTCTATGTCCACTCCCTCATATTGTTCGGAAGTATTTGATTGATTGAACCAATCGATATCAATAGATTTAATAATTCCTTGAGTATCAGTTCCACTATAGAATGTCATCTTCATTGTAAAATCTAAAGAATAAGTTAATACTCTACGGCTAAGATAATCACCTTCGAATTCATCTAGAATCGAAACACTATTTAAAATTATAGGAACATCTTGTTTATAACTACTCCATCCATCAATAGGTTTAATTGTAACCGTATAGTCCGGTTGGAAGAAGGGTAGTATTTGTTCTAAAACCTGCAGCCCATCATCTTGATTTTTTGCAAGAATATTAAGTTGCATTCCAATATTATAAGGAGTTTGTGCTTGAATATGTTGTCTTTTATTTGTATCTGTAGAATAAGGAGCCGTTATTTTATTTAGTTTGTTTTCTTTTTTATTTAAATCTACTTCCAAAGTAGTAATCTCAAAAGACATTCTCGGTAGTCTAAGAGCCATGGCTCCGTCTGTTAAAGTATTCTGATCCAACCTAGATAGAAATTTTTGTTTAGGTCCGTATGCTAAAGGTACCTTTATTTGGTTAAGGACACCGCCTGCGCCATCCTTTCTGATAACCGTTATATTATTAAACATGGTGCCAAAAACGGCGACCGATTTCCTCATAGTTGCGTGATAAAAATGTGAACCAAACATTAGTATGTATCCGATGGATCCCCAAAGGGATTAGCTTCGGTAAAGTCTAAGAATGAATCTGCACTTAATTCAAATTCTACATTCTCTGCTCCACCATCTGCCGGATCTACAAAAGTACCAAAAGAGGTATCACCTATGTCGTAGATCTTTGTTATATGACTAGACACGGCCGAACTTGCGCCTACTATAGGAATTGTAGTTGATACTATAAAGTCTCTTGCCTCGGCAATACCATCAACACCAATATTAGATACAGTTATTCTTCCACCTGTTGTGGATAGATGTTCTACCGTCTGTACTTCGCCGGATACCGTAATACCTGAACTAACTACCTGACTGATAGTTTCTCCTTGAGTAAAGTGAGCATTACTGCTAGTTGTATAATCTATAGTGACCTGGTAAGCTTGCTTGGCCTGTATAATATCGATTGCATCGACACCAGTTTCGAAATCTTCTTCATTATATTCATAAAGAGCACATTGAAGTTTATAAACAGGTAAATTAGAAAGTTGATAGAATGGTTGTTCGTGTTCGACGAATGTAATCTCAAAGAATTTATTTGACATCGGAAGGAATAATATATCTCCTTCGTTAGGAACTGGATAATCAACCGTTGTATTCCAGGCTCCTACAATTTTTCCCCATTGTCTACGAGATATAATAAAGGTGGCTTCATCTCTTATCTCTAGTCCAAACTTAGAGTATAGATCTCCGGCACCTTCAAATCCACCAGAATTTTCTATATAGGCTTCAATAATATAGGCATCATCAAATTTAGATGCTCTATCTTCTCCTAAGATGTCATCTCTACTGACTAGTGTTCTAGGTAGATAATAAACATCCTGACCGAAAATCTTAAGAGATTCTATTATTAAATCTTCGTAAAGATTTTGCTCTGATTTAACGGCCTGGGAAAAATAAACATTTCGCGCCATAATTTACCCCGTCATAAAGTCAACCGGCATTTCCCAATTAAGCCTGGCTTCTTCGGTTAATCTTTCTAAGTCTGTTGCGGAATCGTCAAATAATTGTCTTCCATTGAATACTACACCACCAGGCATTTCCATTCCTTCAAACTTAATTAAATTTGCGCCCCACTGTTGTTTAATAAGTGCAGTTGCATATTTTTTAAGAAAATAATCATTGTATATATCAGTATAAGTTGCCGGATCTAATATTCTGTAACATTCTATAACTAAATAGTCATCTATTCCAACTTCTACAGACCAGTCCATATCTATTCTTAATGTGTTTCTGTGTCTGGCAAACTCAATGTGTTTATTACTAGAATCGATAACCATATCTAACATAGACAACCATTGTTGCGTCATTTCATATTCTAAAAGTGATCCCATATATCCTAAAGAGAACATATCGTTTAAATGCATTTGATACTTAAGGTCGAACATATTTACCGAAGCATTAGTATCATTCAAAGGAAATACTCTTACTACATTAGTTACTAAATCTGGAATAGAAATATATCCATTTTCTATATTTCCTTTAGTAATAGCAGAAATTACTGCCGTCGTGGTAGAAGTTTCGCCTTCAATTTGTTCTGCTTGAAACGGTACGTTAGAATCTGCTAAAGCGGAGTATGTAATTGTACTTCCACTGGTAGTTATAATTGCTGCCTGTGCTCCAGATGTTGCACCAGTAATAGTTTCACCTTCTGTAAAATTTTCGGCCACCGCCGCCGTTAATGTTAAAGATGATCCAGTTACTTTATGTTTTAAATATACTTTTTCTATTGCGTCGTGATGATACTCTTGGTAGAATTGTAGAGCTTCGTCTATTCTATCATCTACTTGATCATCGTCAACATTAATTTCGATTACCGGATGGCCTAAAGCCCTTTTACAGTAACTTACTAATGTTGCTCTTGAATTTGGTTTAGCCATTATATTTCCTCTATATTATATTTATTTATAAGATCCGCTTTGGCTACAGCAACCTTTGTTGCAATTTCTTCATTAATATGCTCGTGTTCTTCATTCAACCAATTCATTTGATTGACAGAACAATCTAATTCAGCCTGATATGAAACCGGTCCATCGGCCGTAACAAAATCAATATGTGGAAAATAACTCATGGTTCTAGTCCTCTTCTAGCACTTACAGAAACACCTCTAGATACACTAGCTGCGGTATAATCTACTCCACCAATTGTAATTTTTAAAGTAAAAACCATATCCAATGCAGTTACTAAAGCATATCCATCACCACCAGATTGTGTTCTTTGTGCAATCCATTTAAATTGGTGATATGAACCATTATTTGCTAGAGAATAATATTGATTAGAATTATATCCAGCCTGAGCTGGGTTGGGATCACTGGATCCATTATGGCCACTATAGTTCTGGCCACTCACAGCATATTTAACTGCAAATGTTGCACCACTCATTCCTGTATAATTTATATAATTAGTATATACTGTTGCCATGGCAGCAGCTGTACCACTATAAGTTTCTATTTTTATTCTATTATTAGAATCATCTCTTATTGCTTTCATTGAAGCAAAACCTTCTGCATCTCCCCATCCACCAACTAGATGATAGCTACTTGCAAATGTACCCCAAGTACTTGGTTCAAAACTTGGCCAATCAGAAATACTAGTATGACTATAACCTGAAAATTCTAACATACCGTAAGGTGCGGTATCCGTATCTTTAGTAGCTACACCTCCTCTATCAGATTCAGTATATTGAATAGAAGCTTCACTAAGAGTAACTAAGCTACCCGAACTGGTAGAAGTTACGGCAGTGTCTATAGATCTAGTAGATCCGGCCGCGTGTTTTATTTTTATATTTTATGTTGGTTGTTTTTGGGAATTTATATTTATAA